TGTCCGTATCAATCCTAACGAGTTGGAGCTAAACATGTCCGAGTGGGAACAAGAAAACGCTGACTTCCTGAAGAAAATCGGGCAAGTAAGCACACCAGCACCAAAGCCAGCACCTACCAAGAAAGACGAGGAATAATCTCATGGCTGTATTTCTAAATAACAAAGTCGGTGTGAAGATTAACTCCGTTGATCTTTCAGACCATGTCACATCAATTACTCTTAACCGCACATTCGATGAACTAGAAGTTACTGCAATGGGTGACACAGCACACAAGTTCGTTAAGGGCTTGGAAGCATCATCTGTAACAATCGACTTCCTAAATGACACAGCATCAGCAAATGTATTGGCAACACTACAAGCTGCATGGGGTACAACAGTCACATGTGTATTCCTACAGGAAAAGGGAACAGCAGTATCTGCGACTAACCCTCTATACACAGTGTCATTGCTAGTTAACAACACAACAGACATCAATGGTGCTGTTGGTGATATGTCAACTCAGTCAATCACATTCACTGCTAACTCAACTGTTGCAGTAGCTTCAACAGGCACATTCTAATCAATTAAACAAAGGGGCAAACCATGGCAAAACTAAAGATAGTTCGTACAGATGGAAGCGTATTGGAAGGCGAGATCACTCCAGCAGTGGAGTACTCATTTGAGCAATACGCTAAAAAGGGCTTCCATAAGGCGTTCCGCGATGAAGAAAAGCAGAGCGATGTCTATTGGTTAGCATGGGAAGTAACACGCAGAGCAGGTGAATCTGTTAAGCCTTTCGGGATTGAGTTTATCGAGACACTTAAGAGTGTTGAGGTATTAGACTCTGACCCTTTAGCTTAAAGCGCGATCTTCCGTTCACCTATCTAATCGCTAGGCTAAGCATTAGATTGGGAATCGCGCCACAGCAGTTGTTGGATCTAGATAAGACCATGCTCGATGCATTAGTGCAAGGGCTCAAGGATGAAGCGAAAGAGGTGAGCGATGCCAGCAAGCGTAAAGGGCGGCGTTAAACTTCGCAAGGCTCTCCGTGCGTTCGCTCCAGATCTTGCTAAAGAAACTCAGAAGGAAATCGCTGGCGCTCTTAAGCCTATTACTAAAACGGCTAAAGGCTACTTCCCTGATGATGGTCAAGTGCTAAGCGGATGGCTCGCTAGGGAAAACTCTCAAGCTCGATTCCCTAGTTACAATGCTCGCATTGTTAAAGCTGGTGTTGGCTATAAAACTTCACCTTCTAAGCCTAATCGTAGAGGCTTTAGATCCCTTGCTCGCGTATTCAATAAGAGTGCAGCTGGAGCAATTTACGAGACTATGGGGCGTAAGACCCCGAGCAGTCGCTTTGTACAGAATCAGAACAACAAGTATGGCTCACAGATGAAGGGCGATCAAAAGATGGAAGGTCGTGCCTTATTCCGTGCATACGAGGAGAATAACGGCAAAGCTAGAGAAGCAGTTTTGGCAGCAATTAAGGGCGCAGCTAACAAACTAAACGCGAGAGCAAAGGTGTAAATCATGGCTAATGTAATGATTGATATTGCAGCGGAGTTCACAGGCAATAAAGCGTTTAAGCAAGCAGATACTGCTACAGATAAACTTAGTAAAAATGTAAAGAAATTAGCAGCGACTTTTGGTCTGACATTTGGAGCAACCGCTGTTCTTGCTTATAGCAAGGCTGCCGTTAAAGCAGCAGCAGCCGATCAGAAGGCTCAGCAACAATTAGCCCTAGCCCTTAAGAATGTCGGGCTTGGTAGAGATGCAGCAACTTCTGAAGCTTACATCCAGAGACTTCAGAGCGAGTTCGGCATTGTGGATGATCTTCTTCGTCCGAGTTATCAGACTTTGGCGGTCGCCACACGCGACTCAGCTGAGGCTCAACGCTTGATGGGCATTGCGTTAGATGTAAGTGCCGCCAATTCTTTGGACTTAAACTCAGTTACAAAAGCCTTGAGTCGTGCTTTCTTAGGAAATAACACAGCTCTTTCTCGCTTGGGCGTAGGTATCTCAAAGGCAGATCTTAAGAGCAAATCTTTTAAGGAAATCACCGACCAGTTATCTGCAACCTTTGCCGGATCAGCAACAGCAGCAGCAAACAGTTATCAAGGTTCGATGGATAAACTGGCAGTTGCCACTGAGAACTTTAAGGAATCTATCGGTGTCGGTTTAATCGAAGCCTTGAACATTCTTAATGGTGAGCAAGGACTTGCTAAGACAACTTCTGAGATAGATAAGCTTGGCATCAAATTACAAAACGCCACTATCGGTGCAGCTTACTTTGTAGATGAATTAAAGAATATACCTCTTGTTGGTGGACTTTTATCATCTGTGCTAAGTAAAACTGTTGGTGATCCATTAGGCATCGTCACATTGTTAAATGCATTTGAGAAGTTTAAGCAAGAACCAAGACCCTTTACCACACCGATGACTATCTCAGGTCAAGTCCAAATTAGACAACAAACGCAGATCACACGCCTGACACAGCAGCAGGCAGCAGCTCAAGCCAAGATCACTAAGGACAAGAAACTCCAGCAAGCAATCGACAAGGCTAACCTTGCCCTTCTCAAGGGTGAAGAAGTCTTTGACATGGACAAGATCCAAGTTGCAGCAGCTCTTACTAACCAGGCTGAGCAACTAGGAAAAGCAACTACATCATCTCAACTATTGCAGATTGCCAATGACACTGCTCGACTCAATGTAAAGCAGTCAATCCTTGCCCTAGAAGATGCAATCGCTGCTAAAGATGAAGCAGCCATTGTTGCTGCAACGGCTAAACTCAATGCAGATCTCAAGGTTCTTGGCGCACTGGGTATGCAGAATATAAAGCTTCAGGATATTAAGTCAATCCTTGATAGCTTAAAACCTAAAGACCTTATAAACATTGCCAATCTTCAAGAAGCTTTGCGCCTTTTAGGTGAGATTAATCTTGCTTCTACTGGGTCAAAGAAGATTCCTACTAGCGCATCTCTAGGATCTGGAATCCCAGCAGGCGATTACATTGCGCCTATTTCCACAATGGGTGGCTCAATCGAAGCAATCCTTGAATACGCAGATGCAGCAGCAGCTCGCGCTAATGCTTTTGCAGACTTACTAGACATGGAAAACGCATCGGCTGCAAGCCAGATGGCTTCTACCCTTGATCTAGAAAGCATTGCTCGATCATCTCTACTTCAAGGTTTAGCAGGTGGAGCAGGTGTATCAGGTGCGGTAAGCGGTTCACGCTACGCAGCTCAAGCTGCTAATTCTTACAACATTACAATTCAGGCTGGCATCGGTGATCCAGAGGCTATTGCTAGAGCTGTGGAAGATGTTGTCCGTCAGTCATATCAGCGAGGTACGAGTTCAACAGGACTTCTAGCAGTATGACATGGCTTCCAGAATGGCGCATTACTGTTGGGACTAATGTCTATACCAATGTCACAGGCGTTAATGTCACTACAGGTCGCATCGATATTGATCGCCAATGTCAGGCAGGTTATGCCCGCATGGACATTATCAACTCGACCAATGCTCTCTTTGACATCGATGTTACAGATTCTCTGACCTTAGAGCTTAAAGATAGCGGTGGCACTTATGTGCCTGTATTTGGTGGCACAGTCTCAGACTTCTCAACCTCAGTCAGAAGCCCAGAGGAATCAGGGTATGTAACTCTTGGAACGATACTTGCGGTCGGTGCTCTGGCTAAACTGCCTAAGGCGATCTACACAGATTCTGTGGCACACAATCTAGATGGCGAACAGATCGCTATTATCTTAGAGGAACTGTTAGTCAATGAGTGGATTGAAGTAGCACCTGCCCTTCAATGGGTCAATTACGATCCAACTACTACATGGGCTAATGCTGAGAATGTTGGATTAGGTGAGATCGATACTGGTCTGTATCAGATGGACAACCTTTCAGCTGCTGATCGGAACACACAGACTTTAGTCCAGCAGATAGCGGACAGCGCACTCGGAACGCTTTACGAGGACAAGCAGGGTCGCATCTCATATGCAGATGCAGATCATAGAAGTAATTACTTAGCAGCTAACGGCTCAACCCAGTTAGACGGCAATTACGCTTCACCTGCCAGCGTTAAGTCAATTCTCCAGATTGGCAAGATTCGCAACAGTGAGATCGTTCGCTATGGCAATGATTACGGCAGCACATACTCAGCCACAGACGATGCTTCAATCACCGCCTATGGTCGCTACCAAAGGACATTCGATTCCAACATTCGGTTTCTAGCAGATATCGAGGACATCATCGAGCGCGATCTAGCCCTGCGCTCAGTACCTAGAACACAGCTCGACCAGATTACTTTCAGACTTGACAATCCTTTGATGCCTAATGCCCTTAGAGATGACCTAATTAACCTATTCTTTGGCGAGCCAGTAGTAATTACTAACCTACCCTTCAACATGTTCGAGGGGTACTTCTCAGGCTTTGTAGAGGGTATCTCTATGAGAGCCACACCAACTTTTGTTGATGCGACTATCTATGTCTCACCAACAGACTTCTCACTTATAGCCCCGACATGGGCAACAGTAATTCCAACTAACACCATCTGGAGTGGCGTAAATGGTACACTACAGTGGTCTAAAGCGATCGGAGCTCTAACCTAATGGCAACAACAACTCCTAATTTTGGTTGGGCAGTACCAACCAGTACTGACCTAGTCAAGGATGGCGCAGTAGCCATTGAGACTTTAGGCGACTCTATCGATGCTTCTCTGGTCGATCTTAAGGGTGGCACTACTGGTCAAGTCCTTGCCAAAGCATCTAACACAGACATGGACTTCTCATGGGTTGCACAGGATGACAGCAACGCTATTCAGAACTCAATCGTTGATGCTAAGGGCGATCTAATCGCAGCTACTGCTAACGACACTCCAGCGCGTTTAGCGGTTGGAACTAATGGTCAAGTGCTTACAGCAGATTCAACTGCTGCAACTGGACTTGCATGGGCTACTGCTTCTGCTGGTTCAACTTATGTTGCAGGAAAGAATGCAATCTTTAACTCAGCCTTTGATATTTGGCAACGCGGTACATCATCGACTGGCACAGCTTACAATTATACAGCAGATCGCTGGTTAAACTTTCGTGGTGCTTTTGCATCTGGTGCAACTTTCTCGCGCATCGCATCAACTCAAGCAGGATTTCAGTACGCATTAAGAGCTCAACGAAATAGCGGAAACACTGCTACAGATGTTTTGCATTTACGCCAAGCCTTAGAAACTAATGATTCACTTCGTTTTCAGGGTCAAACAGTCACACTCTCATTCTATGCTCGCGCTGGCGCAAACTTTAGCCCTACATCATCTATCTTGGTTTCAACTATTTATCAAGGTGAAGGTACAGATCAGGCAACTGATAACATGACTGGCTGGACAGGTGTTACTGCAATCGCTCAGAACAATACTCTGACTACATCATGGCAACGCTTTACACAGACAACGACAATTTCATCTGCTAAGACCCAATTTGGAATAGCATTTACTTACACGCCAACTGGCACTGCTGGGGCTGCTGATAACTATGACATCACAGGTGTGCAGGTTGAGATTGCCTCAACTGCATCAGCTTTTAGCCGACAGACTGGAAGCCTTGCAGCAGAATTATCTGCTTGTCAGCGTTACTATGCATCATCAATTCCTAATGGTTACACGATCACAGATTTTCCAGTTATCGGAACAGGAACGCCTGGAATTGCTTTTTATGCAACAGGCAGCAATGATGCTTTTGGTTCATGGCAATTACCAGTAGAAATGCGTACAACTCCAACTACAAACATTTATTCAAGCAGCAACAGAACTTCAGGTTCGGTAAGATCTGCAACTACAGGCACAGATTACACATGTTCAGGTTTTGGTTTTTCAACTGGAAACAGAAAAGGATCTATTTATCTCAGTGGATTTGGAGCAGGTGTTACATCTGGTCTAGTCCTAACAGCACAATGGACAGCGAGCGCGGAGTTATAACATGAAATATACATACACGGAAATTAAAAACGAATCTGGTGAGACTGTTGCAATCATGCGTAATGAAGATAAAGCATCGATTCCTCTTGATCCAACTAACTCCGACTATCAGGCTTACTTAAAGCGCGATGAAGCCGAAGTTAAGTAAGGCAGCGATACAACTACGCGAACAATTCGATGACTCGTTCCCAGATCGTGACCGCGCATCGGATGGTTGGATCGGTGATACCCGACACGCTGCTCGCAAGTCAGATCATAATCCAGATGAGCAAGGCTGGGTTCGTGCCATTGATGTGGACAAAGACTTATTCAAGGGCGGTAAGCCAGACATCATG